GGCACAGCTACCTGTAACTTCGCCGGGAGCCCCCCTAGGTTCACCTAGAGCCCGCAAGTGACGTCCACGAATCTATCATGGACCAAAGGATCAAATATGTATATTTATGTAGTTACGCACTGTTTATTTTGTTTTTAGGATTCTCTTGTTGATTTGCTAAGATGTGTGAATGGGATACCACCCCTCCAAATTAATGGACTCGGCTACTGCAGCAACAGCTCCGAGCAATGAACATCTGCCAGAATTGGCTCAATCAAGGGTGCACTAATCAGCTGTGATAGCTTCAGTAGGTGCAACGCGAATAGGGTATACGTAAAAGTTTATACTATATGTAGTGGAAACATTGGTTGCACTCCACAGGAGGCATCCGCTGCCAGAGCCACCAATGGCGGCTTCAACACTGGTATAAAACACGAGTTGCGAATTGACCACAACTGCAAACAACACAGATCCATCTTTCACCGGACAAACGGTGAGAACGGTGGTCTCTACGCCAGCCGCATTAGGATACTCAAGGCCGGTACTAAACACGGTATTGAGATTGTAAGGGGTGACGACACTGCGATCAGCATCGATGATACACCGGAAGATCGTTCCATTGGTGATCGGATTCACTCCAAACGGCGGCAAGATGACGCCTCCTCCAGATGTGGTGGCCAGGGTTCCACTAGCAGAGGCTAGGGATCCGGGACCATCTGCCCACGGTAAAGCGGAGGAGTGTGGTGTAAACATTGGTGTCTTGAATTCAAGCTCATAATCAATGAGCAAGAACCCTAGGGTGTCAGTGACAAGTGACTGAGTATAGGCCTGAATTTCACCGGTAACATTATCATTAAACGTTGCTGAATTAAATGCATCAACTTTTCTGAATTTGTTGTCGGTGTTGACAAGCATAGTGTGGTTTTGCCACACTGGCCCAATGATAGCCTGCCCACGAGTCATAACTCGGGGCAAAAACGAATTAGAGTTTCCTTGCTCGGCTGGTTCAAGCAAGTTCTCGCTATACGCTAGGACTACCTCTCCGGCTTGCGCCGTACTTTGTCGCGTGACGTAGTGAATGGCTACACGGTTGAATCGGTACTGAGACCAAGCTCGAGCCGTTGAAGACATCACTGACCCTGGGTAATACATCGGGTGTAATGGAGCAAGCGCTCCAACTTGGAAATTGCTGCTATTGTAACAGCTGACGGAAGTCATGAACTCGCGGCCTGCGACCACAAGTCCATCACCTGTCATCCGCATCACTGGCGTGGACGCCGTAATGGTGTTGCCAATGCTAACCGGGGCAGGACTAACCCGCACATCCGGAAATGCTCGTGCAAGCCGACTACGTTGCCGATTGGCTACAGCAATGGGACTTTCCTTCATAGGAGCAGCATGCAGCGCAGAGCCCCGCTGCTTAATGCCTTCCAAAATCTTGTTTCCTCGGCGGGATTTATTCTTCGCCATTTCAGATATGTAATTTGTGTTTGAAAGTTGAGTTGGTTTAGGTGTTTGCAATTCTAACTTATCGCGGCCCGATCCATTTTCTAGGATCCCGACATACCGGGCGACCCCCTGAATGCCCACCAGCCCACCGGCAACAGAACGCTTAAGATCAAAACCGAGATTCTGAACTGCGAACTTGAAATCACTAGTGTAGTTGTTGAGCCCATTCGCGTAAGCAGCATCATGCTCCTTGCACGTTTGGTCAAAGGGGTCGTCGGCAGGTACTGATGAGTCCACAGAGGATTGGTATTTTCCTCCTGACCATCCGGGCCCGCAATACTGACCATGGTATCTATATGACATTGAAGAGTGTTGGTACAAAATCGAATATTTCTGTATCACCAGGCTCGGTGAACGTCCACTGCTGGTAGTGTCGTTCCAAGGATACCTGCTCGTCTGGGGTTATCCCCCAAGCAACGAACACATCCTCCCGCGCCTGATCACTGATACGTCTCGATCGTGATTCCAGCCCTCCTCGCATCATGGAGAGGCCAGTAACCATCTGGGGTGCCAGATGTATATTACTGTCGGGGTTGCCGTTCCGCATGTATGCCTCATAGAAATCCTGCATAACAGGTACTCCGGCACACAAAGCTAACCCACACTCTCCAACTGCGTACATCCACTTGCGGGCCAAGGGTCCATCTAGCGGAATTGTGCACAATGTGTCTTTCTGCAAAGCAGTAGGGATGTTGCGAACCATGTTCCAACCATTACCTCCCCGAACGGGATGCATCTGGCAAAACTCGATTCCCCTGACATCATACACTGGTTCTTCCTTGGTCATGCGAAATCCGAGACATAGGAACCACTCATCCAGGCTCACACTAAATTTCTCAAGATCACACCGTTCCATGAATACCACACAGTCATCTCCATTGTTGGCCAAGTCTATGTGCACGCCCCGCTCCTTGGCGTAAGCGTGTACACAAGCACACATGATGAGGCAGTTACCAAGCGCAGTGTTCATATCACCGCTGGCTCTCTTACCCCTGACTTTATACGTCAATTTTCCATCCTCTGTGCGCCCTCGCCCCTCATTG